ATAGGTGAAGTATGATATGTACTACGGAGGGAGTAGTGCAATTTCCGCACTACTGTCAGATATGATAATGTCTGTGTTTTTTGTTGGTGCTATGGTGTATATGATTTGTGTTTCTTTTGAGGAGCGGGACAAGAAAAGAAAAAAGAAGGAACAGGCGGAAGCAGCTGGATACTTTCGGCAATTTATGCGTGAGGATGTTTGTAAATGGGTTAAAAAGTAATTGTAATTATTAGGGGTTATTCCTTGACTCTTTCTGTGCAGTGCGATAACATAACGAATCAATCGCTTGTAAAGGAAGACAGGAAAACTAACTTTACTGTACACAGGTCGGAGCCTGGTATATTTATATAATTTCCACCGAACCCCTGCTGGATGATGGTTCAAAAGGTACTCCGACCCTTTTGAATCTAGTTCAGCGGGGGTGTTTTTATTTTGGGAGAACAATAATGGATGTAGATAAACTAAGCGTTAAAGAAAAGGTGGCTGTTCTCAATAGTGATCTGGTTCAGGAAAAGTTGAGTTCATGGTCATTCGGTGCCCCTATAAACAATTCTTAATGGTGCAGAAATGGGAAATAACATGAAATATGATGAAGATGAAGATATAACCACAAAACGGAATATATTCGATTTAGAAAGTGCCATGAGTGTACCATATGATAGGACTGCTGTATGGACAATATCAAAATATATGGTACGTAGGATAGGAGCAAATGAAATAATCCTATTGCTGGAATTGGGAGAATTAGAGGGACATAATCGCAATACAATCAGTCGTATGGATTTAGAAAAATATACGTCTTTCAATCAGCAGACTCAGGAAATGGCTGAATATAATCTTATTGGTCTTGGTTTAATTACAGTTGAAAAAACCGATGATGATATGGTTAATACTTATAAATTAAACCATGAGATAATTAATGCCATAATTGAGGGAAAGTAAATGGATAGGAATAAAAAGGCGCAAGCTGTGGTACTTCTGAAGGAGTTAATGGTTGTTAGTAATTTCTATCCAGGACATATAAAACTAACAGAATCTATTGGATTAGTTGAAGCTATGGTATTACAACAGCATGTCTATTTCCAATCTGTCAAGGGGGATAAATACCACGGCACACGTAAAAAAATTGAACTGGAATTTCGTTTGAGTTTACGAATACAACGTCCTATTGAGTGTAAACTTATTGCACTTGGTTTCTTAGTAGTGGAAAGAAAACCGAAATCCTCTTACAATTATTACACAGTAAACACAGATTTAGTAAACGATTTTATCAACTTACCATATCAGGAGCGGTTATCCTATGTTGAAAAAGCATATGCAACCATTAACAGCGATGGTGCTTCAGGGGGTAGTGACAATCCGTTACTAGGGGGTAGTGACAATTTGTCACCTCTAAAACTAGATAAGAACAGAATAGATAAAGATACAGATAATAAATTATCTGTAATGGACTTTTCCAAAGTCCACGACGAAAAGATTAAAAAATCAAGATTGCAAAGTAAAGACGAACCAACTGTTGCAACATCCGATAACCTTGCAGCACGAACCAATAACACTGTTGCACAGAAACAACCAGCTATTGACATACCAGACAGAACAATTCGTTGCATAAAATACTGGAATAGTTTTTCCGAATTGATGGAACATAGGATCAATTTAACATCACCATCTAAAACCTTGCTGCAGACTGTAAAATTGCTCGGATCATTCTTTGCTGGTAATTTTCTTGATGTTGTCCAGATACCGCGAGGTTTTAAGGATCACAGTTGGTTTAACAGCAAGCCAACAGAAGACCAGTTTTACGAGATTGTTGATGATTTCGTCTTTTGTCTCCGCTCGCCCGACGTTAAACCTGTTATGAACGGTAAACGATATAACATTTTGGAATTTTTACGCGGCAATAACTTTGTTGGTGAAGAAGGTATACCATCATTGATGCTGACGTATTGTTTTGGTGAGTACAAAACACTGGTTGTAGATAAACATCCAAAGACAACAGCCTTGATCAAAACTATATGGGAAAAATATATTGGCAAATATAACGACACACCATCTACTGAGCGGGCTTTTGTTACCGCGAGTAATATTTGCCATTTACGATATACAGAGAAAAGAAAAGAAGAAGATGGTTGGATTCCAGCAATGAACGATTATCAACCAGCAGGAATAGCAAAGCAGATAATTTTGAACAAAGCAGAATGGTTTAAAAAGGAGAAGAAGTCACCAGAAATAATGGGTGGTAGTTTTTTTACAAATATAATTCGGAAATACGATTACAACAAACGCACAGGAGACATGGTAATTTAAAACAGACCGCTTAAATTGAGCTGTAAGCGATTTTTCATAGCAGGGTATACAATCATATAGGGAGGGTACGTTCCGTTCAATGCCGAGGCAATTCCCGCACTATTTTACGTAAGGAAAGAGAATGTCATCACTAAGAATTGAAGAGATCAGCAACACAACCGAAGAATTGATGTTAGCAGGGATGATAACCAGTACTCCTTACTTGTCCTGGTTGAAAGACAGATTTAAACCGCAGTACATGCGCAATGAGCAAGTCGGTTTACTGGCTGAACTTATACTGGAATACTTTGAAATGCATGGGGAGGCACCGAATTCAAGTATCAGGGAATTATTGGCATCAATCGTTGATCATATAACGGTAGAAGATGCCACAATAGCAAAGAATCTGTTGCGTAAAATATCTGAGAGTTATGGTGACAGGGAGGTTTCTTTTGATGTCCTGTCCGATACTACCCTGGATTATTTTGAAACACGCTCCATTGAGGTATTGGTAGAAAAGTTAAGTGGATTAGCAAAGCGCGGTAAAACGGATGAGGCGATAGAGGAGGTGCACAGATGGGTTGAAAACCCTATGAGCAGTGTCATTGGGGCTATTTCCCCTTTTGACACCACCTTTGCAGAAGCAATACTTTCCTCACAGAAACCTTTGTTTCGATTCAGTAATGATCTGGATAGAGTTTTACCGATACAGGCAAAGAATAAGTTCTACACCTTTGTTGGTGGTACAAAATCAGGTAAGTCACAATGGTTGGGTTGGTTGGGGTCAGAATTCTTGGCGCATGGTTTAAAAGTGGTTATATGGGAATACGAGTTAACCCAGATAGAATTTCTGCACAGGTCGCTTTGTGCTATTACTGGCAAAGATATCGATGGTAACTCAACAGACACCGAAGTCACCACGGAGCTATCCGTCTTTGACTGTACAAAGAATCGTGATGGTTCCTGTGAAAATCCAAATAGACCAGTACAAGACGGTATTGATTCCTATGATCTGTATGAGGAGGATGTTTGGATACCTTGTACCGCTTGTCGTGGTACAGAATTATTCAATCCCTGTGTGTGGAAGGAGCCTTTTAAGAAACAGGTGATCAACAATGTTGTTTCTTTGAAGGCGGAACAGGTTAAATGGAGTAGACAGTATGGGGATAATGTACGGATCTTCAATAGAGATCCAAGTACCCAGACAGTAAAGGATTTAAAGAATGAGTTAGAAAGATTACGGATATCGGAAGGATTTGTACCAGACGCAATAATCATTGATCATGCAGATAATATCCAGTCAAGCTCAAAGTATAAAGATAAGCGGCATGAACTGAATAATATCTGGTCTGAATTATCTACCCTCTCAAAACACGGTTATCTTATCTGGACTGCTTCACAGACGAACAGAGCAGGTTGGAATAAAGAATGGATTACTACAGATATGATTGGAGAGGATGCCGGAAAATTAATGATTTGTGATGGTGTTGTGTTGATCAATCAATGGAAATCTGATACAGTTGATGAATACTACTGGAACACCCAGAGGTTACGGGCAGCATACTTCAGGGGCCAGAAATTACCATCATTCGATCTGAAAGTTATTCACGATTTTTCAAGATACATTGCTTGTTTGGACTGTGCAGTATTTAGATGAAAAATATACTTGACAATGATTGTAAGTTTACTTACAATCATAACTTATAAGGAAAGGAGAAAGGAATGCATCTAGTCAGTAAAACATTTAGTTTTTGTGCTGCACACATGTTGGTTACTTCATACACAGAAGCTAGAATTAAATTAATGGGGATATTATGAAATGTAACGAATGTAATGGTGAAATTCACTCCATGGTGCATTTCTTTAAAGGGAAGTGTGATAAGCAAAAGAACAAGATAATGGATGGTGTTAATTGCATTATCGATGCCCATAACGATATTATGCTAAAAGATGTGGCAGTTCTATTAATAAAAGCATATCCATTTCTGACCATGGCTTCTGGTGGAAGACTAATCAGAGAAAGAAGAACACACACTGGTGTTAATTCGTGGAAAATAATGGCTGAAAACAGAACAGGAAAAGATAATCCAGTATATAATCATGGTGTTATAGACAGAATAAAGAATTCGGTAAAAGAGCGATGGAAATCGGGTGATTATTCAAATAGAATAAATGGTATGAAAGGAAAGAGAAAATTGGCTAGTCCAGTGTATAAAATTAATACACATACACTGCCTATATTCGGTGAAATAAATTATGTAAAATTTCTCTCACTTTTCCATAATGTGGATACCTGTGCACAATGCGGTTCAATGGATAAAAGAATGAATGTCCATCATATAGATGAGAATAATAAAAATTATTTGCCATCTAATCTTGAACCATTATGTGTTAACTGTCATACGAAATATCATTACACAAGGCACAAACAACCGTTTACAATAATCGTTAAGTCATTCTCTTTTGCTGGTGCACACAATCTTCCGCTACACAAAGGACTTTGTAATTTTCAACATGGTCATGAATGGAAACTGGATATAGCTATTAAAAAGAGGGTAAATCCAGATACAGGGATGGTTGTTGATTTTTCCTACTTAAAAGAACTTGTGAACATGGCGGTTATAGATGAGTTTGATCATTCGAATATGAATGAACACCTAAATAATCCAACTGCCGAAAATATAGCTATGCTCATTTGGTTCAAATTAATGTATTCGGGATTAAAAGGAATACATTCAATTAAAGTATGGGAGGGCGATGGCTCTTATGTTGAGATAGGAATGGATGATGCTTTTCACTACCTCAATGGTATATATGATGGTTGTGTATTTGCTATTACTGACAATGGTAAGGTGAAAATTGATAGATTAAAAGTTAAATAATATGCACAGGGGAAAACATGTATCTAGTCAGTAAAACATTTAGTTTTTGTGCTGCACACATGTTGGTTACTTCATACACAGAACAGGCGCAGAAAGTACATGGGCATAACTATTCTGTGGATGTGGTGTTCGAATCTTCGGAGTTGAATCAGGATGGCATGGTTGTTGACTTTGGTAAGATCAAGGATATTATCAATCCCATTATTGATGATTGGGATCATAAGATGATTCTGTTGGAAGGTACTGCGGCGGAGAAAGACCACAGTAAAGTGTTTCTGCCTGTTAATCCTACTGCGGAGAACATGGCTCGGATACTTTACCTGAAGATCGAGGAACAAATACTTTGCAACTTCGGTGGTAATTCGGACACTCGTGAACGATCCTCGGCCGGTTATCCTCGTATTCTTCGGTTGAGGGCTGTACGGGTATCTGAAACAAACAGCGCATGGGCGGAATACACAAAATGAAAGTCTTTCTCAATGAAAAGTTTGTCACGATAAGCGGTGAGGTTGGTATTATTCCTCAAGGGCAGCTGGTATCGGTCATCCGACTACAGGGCTGTAATTTACGCTGTTCTTATTGTGATGCAATGGACAGTCAGGGTTTGTCTTTGGAAAATGGGGAAAATTTAGACAGCCTGGTTGAGTGGGTGAACGATAATGATCTACCACTGTTAATAACTGGTGGAGAACCACTGCTACAAATTGAAATAGTAGAGATACTGGTACGTAGATTGTCCGAGCATCTACCGGTTCAGGTTGAAACAAATGGTACTATGCCTGTATTTGGAATACCATCAAATGTCTGTGTGGTTATGGATTATAAACTGGATAATCCACCAGACACTGACAACCTTATGCTGTTACAAAGCAATGACTATTTGAAATTCGTGGTGAGTAGCGCAGCAGAATTAAACTTAACCATGAGTATCATCAATATGTTTAATGCTGATTTTAAGCCAACGATTGCAATATCGTCTACGGATAAAGCATTGTACCCAGAAATAATAGAAGAAATTAAGAGCAGAAATAGGAGGGTATTGGTTAATACTCAAATACATAAATTTATCGGAGTTCGTTAGGCTCGTAGGAGGTGGTGGATTATAAAAGTGAAGATTGCCAAATTAGAATGTCTTCGGTGTGGCTGGAAATGGACTCCGAGGAAAACAGATGTACGAATTTGTCCAAAGTGTAAATCAGCGTACTGGGATTTACCGAAAAAACAAACCCAAAAATCTAAGGAGAAAAAAAATGGGTGAACTGAACATTGACAACAAACAGCTCAAGGCGGCTGTGGAAGAAATCAATTCCCTTAACGTGGAAGGTGTTACTAAAATTCGTACTGTCGGAATCAAGGCTGCAGTTATGGCCTTGCTGTTTATCGACGCCTGTGCAGCAATTTCTCAGGTAGATGAAGCATTGCTTTCTGATTCTGTAGTGGATGTATATAACAACCTGCCGTCAAAAAAGGAATTGGCAGAAGCTGGTGCAGTAGTTTCTGAAGCAAAGGCCAAGAAAGAAAAAGCACCGAAAAAGGAAAAAGCACCACGAGCACCGCGTGAACCAAAGGCTCTGAAAGAGCCCATTACCAAATCACGATATGGCCACATCCAGTCTGCAAAATCTGGTAAACTGGATGACCTGCTCTGGGAAGGTGGTAAAATGTCGGATATCATGGCGGCTCTGGATATTCCTCGGGCACGTTTCGTCGGTCATGCAAATCATCTGAAGAATGATCTTGGTCTTACCCTGATCATCACCAAAGATGAAGCGAACCCACTTGACACCATATACAAGGTTAAAGAAGAGACGGTTACCACAACTGAAGCAGCGTAATTTTAGGATATATTGGTAATATTATAGAAGGTGGTGTATCTCGTATACACCACCTTTTTATTAAAGGGTGGTAAGGAATGAGAAAAAAGAAGCAGAACCCATTTATACTTGACGAGATAATGCAACTTTCCAGAGAGAAGCAACTACAGATAGCTGCAGAACTGATTATTGAGGCGTCTGGTTACTCATTGAAAGATCCTAATTTTGCAGGAACACCGGATCGTTTTGCCCGATCAATGTCTGAGTTTTTATGGACTAAAAAAAGGATCAAGAAAGAACTGGAAAAAGTTATTGCTGTGGAGTTCCCTACTAAATATCAGGGAATGATTTTTTCTAAAAATATTCGGGTATATTCTTGGTGCCCACATCATATACTGCCAATACAATACAATGTGCATATCGGATACATTCCTGCGAAGAAAAAGGCAGTGGTTATTGGGGCCTCTAAATTAGCACGGGTGGCTGATATTCTCAGCAGGAGAATGGTTTTGCAGGAAGATTACATAATGGACATTGCTGATGTGTTAGAAAAGAAAATAAACCCAATAGGGATAGCAGTTGTCCTGGAGGGCATCCACGATTGTATGAAGATACGGGGCATAAAACAACAGTCAGCTACCTTTGATATGTCGGAAATGCGTGGGGCATTTGCTGATAACGAAAAAACCAGAAATGAATTCTTCCATCTTATGGCAAAGTAATTCCCTTTACCTAGGAGTATCATGAAAATCAACACAATAGAACGGTTTAATCCATTAGTGATAACTATCGAGAACGAGGATGAGCTACGTGGTTTGTTCACTCTCATTGGAAAATTAGAAAGTGCAGGTTTTTTCTTGACTGAATTAGAAAGCATGATTCTGGAGGCGCTTTCTGACTACTGTAAGGAATCTATAACATGAAAATAATTAAACCTTCAGTGGAATTACTCTGGATTACACCTGAACCAGAAAAGCAAATCGAACTAGCCGGACGTACCTGTTACAAGTCGGAAGATAAAATTACTCCTGAGTCATCTGCTGAGTTCTGCAAGCGGATGGTTAAATCAGGGCATCATGCCATGATTGAACATGCCTGTGCATCGTTTAAGATCATTACAGATAGAGGTATAAGTCATGAGATCGTGAGACATCGTTTAGCCAGCTATGCTCAGGAGAGTACTAGATACTGCAATTATGGTGGGGAAAAGTTTGGTAATGAGTGCTCATTTATTCTACCTCCTGGTATGACTAAAAAACAGTATAAACTGTGGTGTGGCGCGTGTGGTTATGCTGAAGCAGCATATATGGACGCACTTGATACAGGATGTCCTCCTCAGATTGCTCGATCAGTATTACCAAACTGTCTGAAGACTGAACTTGTTATGACCTGTAATTTTCGTGAATGGCGGCACTTCATTGCCCTGCGGGCAAGTAAAGCAGCTCATCCGCAAATCAGGCCGTTAGCAATTAGTATTCACAGTATATTGAATGACATTGCACCAAATATATTTGGTGATTTATTACCAGAGTGGAACTGATATGATAAGAGTGGCGGAATTGGAAGACGCTAAGATCCTCGTAAGTGAGCTGAAAGCGAGGTTGCCTGAAATAATGGCAGAACATACAATCGAGCAATCATGCTGGTTCGAATCCAGCCTCTTATCATTTTAAATTTAACTGGGGATTCAACGTGAAAAAGATCATCTTCACTTTATTGGTTTTGTCGCTTGCAGCAATAGTTCAAGCAAAACCAGCAACTATTCAAGTAGAGTTTGAGTACAACACACCAGCTCAGGCTTTCAATCTGTATATGGATGGTAAGAAGGTCTGCAATACCAATGAACCGAACGTCATGAACTGTACCAATATTGAGATACCTTTCGGTGTGCATATGTTTACCATGACTGCAGTTGTTGATAATGTAGAAACCCAACACAGTCCTGCTTATGTATGGACTTATGCACCGGAACCTATTGGGCCTCCGGTATTTATTAATTTCAGTATTTCTGTTGACGGTAAAGATGTACAGGTGGTACCAGCGAATCAATAATCATAAACAAAAAAGGAGATGTACGTATGGAAGAGACATTGCAGAAGATCAAGGACACATATCGGGAATTTCTTGTAGATGCCCAACTGTGCATAGAGAAAGGCAACAAGACTGCTGGTAAGCGGTCAAGGAAGTACAGCACAGAGGTAGCAAAACTGATGAAGGATTGGCGGAAAGCCACACTAGAAGTATAATAACTGAGCCAGCCAGAGAATCGTATCCATATTTTAAATACTCGCCGGGAGTCTCTAAAATGTTGAAGCATTTCTGGCTGGCTCTTTTTATTAAAGGACAACATGATGGATAAAAAGATTGTTAAGGCCGAAATACTGTTCAGTCGCCAATGCCCATTACATTGCTCCTACTGTGCAATGAAGAACAGCAAACAGAATACTCGTTCTATTGATCAATGGAAACGTGGTATGGTAGAATTGAAAAGACTTGGGTGTAAACTGGTGGCATTCTACGGGGCAGAACCGTTGATGGAGTTCGACAAGCTGAAGCATGTAGTTGGGTATTGTGAAGACGATATTGGTATGGATACAACAATTATTACTTCTGGTGCTGTACCTGACTTTGAACATAAGTTACTGGAGCTTTATGAATACGGGGCTAAAAGTTTATCGATGTCCTTTGATCCGTCACCATCAGATATATCAACAAAGAACAAATCTGATAATGCACTTGAATCTCTTATACGGTTCAGGGAATTGAAAGGTATACGAGATGTGGCAGCTATCGCCACACTAAATGCCCACAACTTCATGGAGTTCCCTAATATGGTACGTAGAATGACCAGACGTGGCATATGGTCATTCTTTGATTTCATTCATACAGATCGTGGGCAGGTTGGTACGAAATGTTCCAATGTACCACAAGAAATGATGCTGACAAAAGAGCACTATCCAGCCATAAAGGATATGCTGAGAGAAGTTTTGTTTCTTAAAGGACGTGGATTTCTTTGTCATACCTCACAATACTTTGTTGATGTTATGAATGAACGTATGGATACCGGTAATCTATATAGTTGGACATGTGCTAATCAAGAACCCTCATGGGTGACTATTGATTGCGATGGTATGGTTTACCCTTGTGATGACTTTACTGGTACACATACACCTACAGATATGTTGGATATTTATAACAAATGGGATGTGTTTTCCTCTGCCTGTACGTTAGCTGTGCAGCAGGCTGATTGTCGGTGTGCTTGGAACACACACATTGACGCACATGGCATAATGAACGAAACAGTGCAGCTCAGTGATTATGTACATGGTAAATACGTTGTTTCATAATTCAGCAACTGTGTAGTCCTGCTGTTGCTGAAAATGAGCGGAGATGCTTACGGACGATAAAATAATCAGATATGCATAGAATAGGATGTGTTGCCTTAAAATTACTGTGACGCACAATTTAAGCGGTTTTATATATGAGGAGAAAATGAGCAGACAGAAGGAAATACTTTGCTTGTCTGGTGGTCTTGATTCAGTTATCGCCTGGTACTATTTAGGCAAGCCACCGACAGTTTACTTTCATACCAATCTACCACACTGTGACAAGGAATTGCATTGTGTGCAGAGATTGACTGGTATGGATACGATTATCGATAAATCTCTGGACTTCTCTTCTGAGAAGGAGATCTACATACCACATAGAAACTTACTCTTTGCTTCACGGGCAAGTGTCTATGCAAAGAAAGTATGGATTGCTGGTTTGAAAGATGATATGGTAGAAGACAAGAATGAGGATGCCTTTTCTATGATGTCTCTCTGTTTGTCTACTGTTGGTAAGGAGACTGTCTTTGTTGAATCCCCTTTCTGGCAGAAGACAAAGACAGATATTGTAATGTGGTTTAAACATAAATACAGTGATTCTATGGATGTAGACAGGCTGCTGAACGAGATGTCAATTTCCTGTTATGGTGGTGGTGATAAACCATGCTATCAGTGTGAATCATGTTTTCGCAAGGCATGTGCCATGTTCAACGCTGGTCTGTCGTATAAGTTTGATAATTTTGCCATGATAAAAGAGTACCGAGTAAAGGCACTGCAGAATAAATACGTAATGTCACGTAATTTGGATATAATTAAGTTTACCAATATGTACATACCATCTTAAAGTTTATCCCCTGCAGGGCCACCTATGACCGTAAGGAGTAGGGACGGGTTGGTCCCCGTTGGTAATGCCTACTGCAGGGGATGATTAAATTTCACTTTTTGGAGACAATATGCTGCGTGAAGTAGAAGTTGGGACAATGAGAAGGGCAACTATGAGTGTACAGTGTAAGAATGGTGAAGAGTTCATTAAGAGGGACTTTCCTGGTGACCTACTCTCGCATAACACAAATACTGTATGTTTCTGGGATGGTAGTGACCTGCTGATTATCCCTATTGATCAGACTATTTGGGTTAAAATTCATTTTGAGGATAGTACGGATGAATAAACCTGTCTACTTTTTTGATATTGATGGTACGATTACCCATGAGACTGCTGGTTGGGACTATGCAAACCGTACACCAAGAATAGATGTCATCGACAAGATGTACCAGATTGCAGTAACTGGAACTATTGTTCTATGGACGGCACGATTAGATTGTGATCGTGAAGTTACTGTCCAATGGTTGAAGAAGCATAATGTACCATATGCCTATATTATCATGGGAAAACCGTTCTGGGATGTCTATATCTGCGATAAATCCTTCAATGTTGAGGAGTGGTTGGCTAATGGGCAGAACACCAAATAGACCTATGTGTGCATGGTGCAAAAAGAAAACAGATAATTTCATTTATGTACACAAAATGGTACAATGTTTTGAATGTGCACAGCAGGAGGTATCGGCTTTGGTGAGGAAACGCAAGGAACAGAACGCCGAATACATGCAACAATTACGCAAGTCAAAAGGGTTATTATAAGGAAGACAATGGCTAAGAAAAGACTGAAACAGATTTATGTACTCTCGTTTACCAATAAAGAAAACCAGATAACGAATGAGGGCTTTATAAGCCAATATGCTGCAAAGAATAGGAAGTATGCACTAGAAGTAACTGGTAAATATAACCAGTTGAGCCTAACCAATGTACCAATAGTAGATAACAATGTTGAGGTAGACCATGTATCTTAACGTTTAATAATGTAATGGAATAACTCTTTACAATTGCAATACGGGAAGAATATAACCAAACAAAAAATATATTACCAATATGTATAAAGTACAATAGGCACGTATCTACCATAGAGAGAATAATATATGGTATAACTCACAAAATATAGGTGGTCCAATTGAACACAAGAGATAACCTATTGAAATTAAACGTTTTGCTCGATTCCGGTGCTTACTCAGCTGATCAACAAAACACCGTAATAGATGTACATCAGTACATAGCATACATAAAAGAGCATAAACCAGATATTTATTTCAATCTTGATGTTATAGGTGATGATGTTGGTTCATGGAAGAATCAGGCTGTAATGGAAGATGCAGGATTGAATCCGTTGCCAGTATTCCATATAGAGGATGATATAAAATATCTGTATCGCTGTATTGACAACTATGAATACTTTGCATTAGGTGGGTTGGCTGGTGGAGCATCTGAGCAGACACGACAAAGATTTCTTGATGTTTGTTGGGATATTATCTGTGATACTCCTGACCGTCTTCCCAAATGCAAAGTACATGGGCTTGGTCTGGCTTCTCCTCTGCTTGTCGCCAGGTATCCATTCTATTCCATTGACACTGCTAGCGGTATTCATTACGGTCGTTATGGTATCATTATTATTCCTCGTATGTGTAGACGGGGTAATCCTAATTATACGGAACCTCCATACACGATATATGTTACAGAGAGATCGACGGCACAGAAAATAGAGGGGAAACATATCAAGTCTGTTTCCCCTGATTTACGTGGGTGGATATACAGATACATTGCAAGTCGTGGGTTCGAGGTGGGTGAGACAGTTGTGGAGACAGTTGGGCCTGACTATGTACTGCAGGAGAATGAAAAGTTTACCGACAAGTCACATACAGCTATTGAACGGTTAATCAGTGTTGGTGTATTCAGTGATGGTACTATACGGGATTACTTTAACATCGACTTTTTTATGCAGATGGAAAAAGTAATACCTGCATGGCCATGGCCATATCGACCATCTGTACGCCCACTATTTTAAGGAGCAGTATGTTAATTTATTTAGCTGGTGGATTCCACTTCAGCAACAAGGTGGAATCTGAGATGAAGTTGGCTGAGCATTTACTTGAAAGATATGGCAGGTACAATCGGTTGTGCACCTTTTATTACCGTAAGGATGCAGGTAATATACTCACTGTGAAAAGACAATTAGATGAAAAGGAGAAAGATGAATACAAAGATGAATACAAAGAAATTGCTACATGCCCTTAACATGGTATTACCAGCAGTAGAGAGAAAAACAGTCATATCCCAGTACGATCATTTTGTCTTTAATAAAGGCAATGTCAGTACATATAATGGTAAATTGTTTTTCTCCCATCCAGTAGAAACAGATATCGAATGTTCTGTTGTTGCATCGGATATGCTGGAGGTGTTGAAAACTATCGACAGTCCTGATATGGAGATGGTCTTAACTGGTAAGACATTGAATGTCCTATCAGCAGATGTGGAGGCAAATTTATCTACCGAGGTACATGAGGATTCAGTAGTACAGGCGATCACTTCAATGAACCTTGACTCGGTTGATTGGGATACGGCACAGGCTGTTCCAGCGGACTTCATAACTGGAATAGAATATTGCCAGTTTAGTGTATCAAAGGATGCCAGCAACGTACAGAACCTGTTCAATATCCATGTGTTTGAGAATGTTATTGAATCTGGTGATGGTTTTCGCTGTTCTGAATACATTATGGATGGTAAAATGGATGAGGTACTTATTCCATCATCATCATCAATTGTTCTGGCTAAACAGAAACCACAACGTTATGTACTTACTGGTGGATGGATTCACTTTATTGATGCAGACGAAGTTATTTTCTCTGTACGGGTTGGTGAAGGCGATTTTCCGGATATAGGCAGAGTGATTGAGGTAGCTATGGTTGGTACAGAGAAAGTACAGTTGCCACTATCTCTACGTAATATTCTTGGTAAGTTTACGAATATTTCTGATGGTACATTGGATGTGTACAAGTTTGTGCAGATCAATATCAAAGATGGTAAGCTACTGTGCAGCACCAAGAAAGAAACCTGCAATATCAAGAAGACCATTGATTTTCCTGCTAATGATGTGGAGGTGGAGTTCTTTATCTCGCCAGTATTCCTCTCATCGATAATGGAGAAGACGGATACGATTAGTATCAATAGGGAGAATCATATGGCATTGTTTTCTGTCTCTAACTTTACCCATGTAGTAACACTACCAGAGGACTGATATGGCACCAAATAAATATGTGCAATTTCTCAATACACATCGGATTGAGGACGGGTTGTTGCGGGAGTTTCTGCATAAGGAGAAGTTTATTGCAGCACAACAGCAAATACAGGCAACAATGGTGGCATACCAGAACAAAATAAATATGCTGAATAAATTGTCTATTGCAATTACTGAAGATGCAATAGCAGAAATGTTACAGGAGGAGGAATGAGAATCGCTTCTTTCTGGGGAAATGGGACGGCTGTTTCTGAAAAATGTGCTGTTTGTGGGCTACACAGTAAATGTGCCACACCATTCACGAAAGTACATGGTGATGGTAATTTACGCACCCTGTTAGTAATGGAGAAACCTTCAGAGCAGGAAGAACGGGGCAGGTCTGCATTTAGCGGATCAACAATGGCAAAGGTTACTGATGGGTTTGCTGATTTTGGAATTGATATTCAGCATGAGTTCTGGAAGTGTAATGCCATTCAGTGTTATACAAAGAAGGTGACAGATGCTGAGCCAGAACTGTGCAGAAATAATCTAATAAAAATAATCCATAAGTATAAACCAAAACATATAATAACCGTAGGGTACACAGCAACAAAGACAGCTATTGGGCATATGTGTGAGCTACCAAAAAGAGCAGACTCTTTACCTTTTCATCATATTCCTGTACATGAGTATGGTGCTTGGGTTCATCCTATTATGAACCCAGCGAATATGAAGACACGTAATGAGATGGCTTATATGGACAGGTCGTATAAGTCAATCATGCAGGATATCAAGCTGAATAGGAAGATGGTTGAAGTTAATCCATTCGAAAAAGTAGAGGTACTGACAGATTACGATGACGTACTTGATGCTATTGAATGGTTATACACTATCGATGATCCATTATTTGCATGGGATACAGAAACTACGGGGTTAAAACCACATTGGGAAGAGCACTTTATTACCTCTGTTGGTATTGCTGCTCGTGATCGGGTTTTCTCTTTTCCATTATACCATGATGAGGCATACGGTGGGGATTACAGTTTATCTAAAGATGTAGAAAATGCCTTAGTCGATGTGATGCAGGATAGTAGGTTTAAGAAGATTGCTCACAACAGAAAGTTTGATGAACAATGGTTAGAGGTCACAGCAGACTGCATTGTAAATGGTGGTATTCAATGCACAGCCACAAATCAGCACTTACTTGATCACCGAGCAAATACCAAGGGATTAAAGTGGCAGGCTTTCTGTAGATGGGGAGTTGTTGAATATGATAAACGGGCAAAGCCATATATTGAAGCAGAACAGCGCGGTGCTAAAGGTAAGAACAGGATGCAGAAAATGCCCCTGAGAGAGCAACTTTTGTATGTAGGTGCTGATGCCTACCTTACCTTGAAACTGAGTGATGAGCAGGACGGAGAGTATGCAGAGAGTGATAATCCTTTGAAGCATCGACCTCGTTTATTGTTTCATGAATCAACTGATACTCTGAAGAGGATTGAAAAGCGTGGAATACCATCAGATAGCAAATATTATAAGCAGATGGAAATTGAACTGCTTGACAAGATGGCAAAGGAACAGAAAGCAATTGATATTGATCCTGGTGTTATTGAGTTTAATAGTCGGTACAGTAAGAATTTTAAACAAACCTCACCAATAGACCTAAAAGAAGTTCTGTTCAACATCAAGGGTTATGATGCGAGTACAGTGAATAAGACGTATAAGGGTAATGTGTCGGTGGATGAGAAGGCGTTGAAGGATATTGACGATCCATTATGTGCTTCAATCCTTAACTACCGTAAATTATATAAACTGTATAATACGTACATGGCACAGTTTCTTTTTGAGGAGGTAGATGGGATAATACACCCTAACTTTAATCTGGTAATACCAAGGAGCTATCGTGGAAGTTGTTTGAATCCTAACATACAGAACGTGCCAAAGCATGATAAGTATGCCAATAAAGTGTGCAGGACGGGACTACATCCTAAGAAGGGGATGGGTATGGGGGAGATGGACTTTACAGGTATGGAGGTTGGTACTTCAGCCGCATACCATAAAGATCCTAATTTCATAAATTATCTGGTAACTCCTGGTACTGATATGCATCGGGATAATACCTGCGATCTGTGGTGTGTTTCACCACAGGAAGTACACAAGAATTTACGGTATCATACAAAGAACTGTTGGACATTCCCTCAATTCTATGGTGATTGGTATGGTTCTTGTGCCCCTGAACTGTGGAAGCAGGTTATCACGAAGAACAATATGGCTCTGGAGACTGGTGAGACAATCGTTGAAAGGCTACATGATAATAATATCCACAATCTCGATGATTTCCTTAAACACTGTCAGGATGTAGAGGATAAGATGTGGAATGAACGATTCAAGGTGTATACGGCTTGGAAGAAAGAAGTGAACGACTTCTATTTGAAGTATGGGTATGTTGAGACTTTTATGGGATTTAGATTTACTGGTTTATTAGATACAAAACAGACCAGTAATTACCCGATCCAAGGCACAGCATTTCATTTACTGTTATGGTGTCTGAACAAACTTGACAAATGGATGGTGTCTGAGAAACTTTGGACATACATATGTGGTCAGATTCATGACAGTATTGTATTTTGTTGGCACCCTGAAGAATTAGAATACGTAAAAGAGAAAATGGTACAGGTATGCACGGTTGATCTTGCTAATGAATTTGAATGGATCAATGTTCCTATGGGTATTGATATTGAGGTATCAAAACTGTATGAGGAAGGTGGAAATTTTAGTAACATCGGAGATTAAACATTTAGAAGGGGATTATTATGTCGGGAAGTTTACCATTGAAATACAGGCCAGATGATTTTGAATTTGTCTACGGCAATAAACATGCCGTTGATCAGGTGCAATCTATTTTGAAACGGGATATAAATAGTATCCCTAAATCATGGTTGTTTACTGGTGGTTCAGGCTGTGGAAAAACTACGATGGTGCGGATCATAAAGGAAAAATTAGGGTGCTCTGATGCTAATTTCCATGAGTTCAATTCAGCGAATACAAATGGTATCGATACCATAAGGGAGATAACGGCTAACTCCAGAATGTCTGCTATGGGTGGTGGATGTAAGGTATTCCTCCTCGATGAATTTCATGCTGCAACATCGGCAGCGCAGAACGCCCTGTTGAAAGTGCTGGAGGATACGCCGAAAAATACCTTCTTCTTTCTGGCAACAACAAATCCGGAAAAGATAAAGAAAGCGGTAAAAACCAGATGCACAACAATAACGATGAAGGAATGTTCCACAAGAGAATTAGCAAAACTCTGTACCGATATAGCACTTGAGGAGGGCATAACGTTATCCCCGAAAATTGCTAAGGCTATTGGTAATTCATCTGGTGGTTCGCCACGTGAAGCTCTGAAGATTCTTGATCAAGTTATTGATATTGAGGATGAGGAAGCAGCGATCAGTGCAGTAGAAAAGACCATAGGCAACGAATCAAACACTATTGAACTGTGCCAGGAGTTCATGAACAATTGTAGATGGGAACGGATACGGGTTATTCTTGCTGATCTGTATAAAGACAACAGTGTAGAGGATATGCGCAGGACGGTACTAGGGTACTTTAATACAGTGCTACTTGGTGCTAACAATATGCACGCCGCCATGATCCTTGAGCAGATAACAAAGGTCAGTAAATATGATGCAGATAAAGCGGAATTTACCTTAGCATGTTATAATGCTGTGTTCGAGATTAATGAGGCAAGTGGTACTGGTAAGGATGTACCATTCTAACAAGTAAATATTGATTCTCTGTGTAGAGATACACAGAGAATCAAAGAATAAACTTGACATTAATTTACTTATGAGTATACTTATGAGAGAACACAATGAGCAAAGAATTTGATGTTGCTGATGCATTATCTCTGGATAAATTGGCACTTGATTATGAGTGGTTACGGCAGACGTATTTAGTCAATCAGGCCACTAATTTATTGGCAGATATTACATTTAAGCGGGACAGAGCAAAAGCAAAGTTGGCGTATGAAAGTGCAAAGTTGGCAAATTATATTCGGTCAGAACCTGATGAATATAATATCAAAGGTACTGTTACTGATGGAAAGGTTCGGGAGATAGTTACGACGGACTACAAGATTTATGAGCTTGAACAGACCTTGCACGAATGGGAAGCGGAACTCGTTGCTGCTAATGGTGTAAGGAGGGCTTTGGAGCACAAGAAAGCAGCATTGGAGGAACTTACCCGATTATTTCTATCTGGGTACTGGGCAACACCGTATATATCCAAGGAGGACAGGGATAAGTACAAAGAAAACGACAAGTATGACCAAGGGGATGTACTAAGCGAAAACACCCGTTTACAAAATCGGGCAAACAAAGGGAGTGACGAATATGGCGAAGAGTAGATTCAGAAAAACTGGTGGATACACTGAGGAGTTGAAGAAACGGACAGAGCAGAGCACAGGTGGTGGTTTTATCACTATCTTCCGCGATGATCTTAATCTTCCTATCTGGAAGGAGCCGAAGGAGGGGGATGTTGGTATTGATATCATTCCGTATATTGCTTCAGCAAATCACCCACAGGCGAAGGAATGTGCACCAGTATACAAACTGGAGCTTTGGGTACATACTCGTGTAGGTCCAGAGAAAGGTGACTATGTATGCCTTCGGAACTTTGGACAGGAGTGCCCACTTTGCCAAGCACGTTATGATGAACTGGCAAGTGCCAATCCTAGAAAGAAAATCGCAGATGATCTGAAAGGAAGCCACCGTGCAATATACAATGTTGTTGTTGTCACGAATGAGAAGGAAGAAGCAAAAGGTGTACAGATTTGGACGGCAAGTACATATTTGGCAGAACAACATTTCCAGTCAACAGCGAAAAATCGTAAGACTGGGGAAAAGATTCCTTTTTCTTGTCCTGATACTGGTCGTACTATTTGGTTTACAGTTGAAGGGAGTAAACTGACTAAGGCATTTGCTGGTATCACATTAGAAGAACGGCCTGAGCCCATTTCTGATGATATATTGGATGCAGCTTTTACTCTGGAAGAATGTATTATTATTCCGAAGAAATCAGATCTTCAGAAGATTGCTGAGATAATCGTGGGCAGTGGCAACCTCGATGATGATGATTTGCCAGATCCACCATCTCGGCGTGGGCGCAGTACACAGGATGACGAGCCGCCTCGTAGACGGGCTGCAAAAGAGCCAGAAGAAGATACACCACCTCCTCGTAGACGGGCTGCCCAGCAGGAAGAGGACGAGCCGCCTCGTAGACGGGCTGCCCAGCAGGAAGAGGACGGCGATCAGCAGGAAGATGACGGCGATCAGCAGGAAGAAGAAGATACACCACCCACACGTAAAAGGATAACGAAAGAGGAAGAGGACGAGCCGCCTCGTAGACGGGCTGCAAAAGAGCCAGAAGAAGATACACCACCTCCTCGTCGCAGATCTACTCAGAAAGATGATGGGGATGCACCACCACGCAGAACAAGAATTAGAAGAGAGGAATAAATAATGAGCCGCCTAAATAGACAAGAAGAAACACTCACTGAGCAGTTTGAAGAACAGTTGGAAGAACAGGCTGAACTTACTTCGGTGAATAAGAAAATACCAATAGATAAAAAGAATGTAGTCTCTACTGGTTGCACATTGCTCGACTTGTCTATTTTAGGCGGTCGTATTAAAGGTGGTGGTATTCCTGGTGGCATAATGGCAGAGTTTGCAGGTGGTTCTGGATCTGGTAAGACAGCTATGATGATGGACATTGCTGCCTCGGTGCAATTAAAAGGTGGTGAATCACTTATTGCTGATCCTGAAGGGAGGCTGGACAAAGAGTATGCAGCAACATTCGGATGTGAGATTCCGAAGGAGAATTATCACCGTCCTAATCTCGTTCTTGATCACAAGAACGAGAAGGGCAAGGTTATTGAGCAGGGCATTGAAGGTTTGTTTATGGATTGGGAACCTACTAATCCTGATATAATGAATATGTTTGGGGCAGATTCTATTGCAGCACTGTCTACTGCTATGGAAATGGAAAAGGGGGATGCCCGAGGACAAAGAAAAGCCAAAGAGTTGTCTGAATTTTGCAGGAAAATGGCAAGAATTATTGCTGAGGATCATAAGTTGTTGGTTTTCACAAACCAGTTACGTGTTGGTAATCCTACCCCACAGGGGATTGCAACAAAGACTACTACTGGTGGAGAGGCAATACCGTTTTACAGTTCGTTACGGGTTAATTCTCGACAGGTGGCAAAAATTACTCGGAAGAAAAAGAATGAATACGGGGTAGAGATTACCAGGGACGTAGGTATAATAACCAGTCTCAGCCTGATAAAGAATTCATTGGATGACCCTTACAGGAAATGTAATATGTACCTGTTGTTCGGTCATGGTATAAGTGATGTCATGGGGAATCTGTACTACATCAAGGATATGACTAAATCAACGGTATTTGATGTCTTGGACAAAACCTATCGCAGTATATGGGATGCGTTACCGTATATTGAGGAAAACAATCTGGAAGCAGAGTTGAGGGAATGGACCATAGAGATATGGGAGAAAAACCAGAACCTGTTCGAGATGCCAAGGAAAACAAAAGTGAGGTTTTAATATGCCAGACTTACCAAAAGAAGGATACACTGAAGTAACTGCATCTGTAAAAAGAACTGTCCAGATACATGAATATGAACCATTGTCGGTGTCTGGTACTTTTCGTAAGGTGGTTAAAGACGAAGACGCATATAAGGAATTTGGTGATATGTGCGTTCAACTCGAAGTGGAAATTATGGAGTTCCTGGGGATAAAAGATTAATGTACAGATACATTGCCGTGGATTGTTCTTCCCTGCTATTTGGTAATGCATTTAAGATGAAACAGTTGAAAGCGAACGAGGTTAAGACAGGGGCTATATTCGGTTTCCTGCGTAATCTGCTATTTCTTGCCCAGTACTTTCACTGTAACAAATTCTTGTTCTGTTGGGATGGTAAAGGATCTGATCGGAAAAAGATCTTTCCTGAATACAAGAACAAGCGCGGTAAAAGTCGCAAGGAAGATAAACAGTTGGAAGATATTTATCAAGCAGTACTGGTACAATCTAGGCAACTGAAGAATGAAATACTGCCACAATGTGGATTCAATAATCACTTTGCCCAGGAAGGAAAAGAGGCTGATGATCTGTTAGCCAATATTGTTACTTACCATGATGGAGTGTTGATGGTATCTAACGATGAGGACATGTTTCAGATGTTAGATTTGTGTGATATCTGGAACAATGGCAAACAGCGGATGTGGAGTGAACGTTCTTTCATCAAGGAATATGGTATCACTCCTATACAATGGGTTGATGTCAAAGCGTTGGGTGGTTGTTCTTCCGATGACATACCTGGTATTCCTGGGGTGGCAGAAAAGACGGCTATCAAATATTTGCTTGGTAATTTGCCTGTGCATCACAAGACATTTACAGCTATCAAGAATGGTAAAGATATTATTGAACGGAATTACAAACTTGTGCGGCTACCTATGGATGGTACAAAATATCAGAAGATTATCCCTGATACCCTGAATTACGATGCCTTTGAAAAGATGTGTAAAAAATACTGGTTCAATAGTTTCTTGGAGAACCTGAGTATGGATTGGGAAAATTTCTTCCGGGGGAGAGTATAATGATCCACTTCATAGTAGCCGATACAACCTGTAAAAGATCGAAGAGTATTGGAGTTTATCCATATAAGAAATTACGCTTTACCCGATGTCACCCAGATGATGCAGAACGCGCACAGATTGGGTTGCAGGGCATGACAGGTAATTTAGTTCCTATCTTTAGCGTTACTGATTGGGAAGTACAGGTGAATAAATTATTAATGGGGAAGTAGGATGGTAATGAAATCTCGGTCAGCAAAGAACAAGGGCGCACGATTACAGAAGTGGATGGCACAGAAGATATCTGATCTGACGGGCATCCCTTGTGGGAAGGATGAGTTGATTGAATCCAGAGAGATGGGACAGGCTGGTGTGGATATAAAGCTGATAGGGGAAGCTCGGATAAAGTTTCCCTTCAGTGTAGAAACAAAGAACCAGGAAAACTGGTCTGTTCCTGCCTATGTTAAACAGGCGAAACAGAACGTGATGCTTGGCACTGATTGGTTACTGGTTATGAATCGTAAAGACATAGATCCAGTTATTGTAATGGATGCAAATGCCTTTATGCGGTTGATGGGTCATATTAATTTCCCTGTTGCGGAGCAACCTAAACGATTGGAGCAAAAGTAATGCCATTTGAATATGTGTATCAAAATCTGTTGAAACTTGCAGGATTACCATCTACTAATGACAAGGAAGAATTGGTTTTGGAATGCTTGAAGAACAAAACATTCCAGAAAACTATGAAGTATGCACTTAGTCAGGGGTGGACTTACAGTATTCGTGAAGTGCCTTACCATAAGGTACCGTTAGAATTAGAGTCTGCTGATGAATTGTTCGAGTTCCTTGAGTACCTACGGGAGAAAGGGTCTGCTAACGAGACCGATAAAAACCAGCTCTCCAGGTTATCATCTGCATCATTAGCCACCCTGTATGTTGTCAACTGTATTACCCAGAAAGATATAAAATGTGGTGTTGGTGTAAAGACGATCAATAAAATAAAGCCGAAAACATGCCATCTTGTGCCATATCAACGGTGCAGTAGTGAGGAGAAGATAGGGAATGTCCAGTACCCTGCATTGATTCAGAAGAAAGCTGATTCCATGTTCAGTTACGCCCTTCCATTCAAAGAGAAGGATGTGTTTCTGACACGTGGTGGACAGTTCTATGATGTGTTGTCGGCTACCCTGCAGAAGGAGTTGAAAACGCTGATCGATGGTAAAGAGGTACTTGTCGGTGAATGTCAAGTGCTGGATGAACAGTATATCAACGTATTGCCACGTAAAGCTGGTAACGGTATATTGAATTCCATCATCCAAGGTACAGCTACCCAGGAACAGATGGAGCGGGTGATCTATGATGTATGGGATATTATACCATATGATGCTTTTCTGGAACAGTCATACAAGGTGAATATTGTACATCGATTTAACACTTTACAGGAAAGGGAGAAGAGAATACGTGGTGACGCGGTACAGGTGATCCCTTATGAATATGTCAGCAGTGAACAGGAGGCAAGAGATTTCTACGCTAAGATGCGGAGTATGGGGTATGAAGGGGCTATTCTGAAAAACTTTAATGATCATTGGAAATTTAATACCAGCCCTATGCAGATCAAATTGAAGAATCAATCTGTGGCGGAGTTCGAAATTATTGATGCCTATTACGGTGAAAAGAATGGTAGGTTTGCTGATCTTCTTGGTGGTATAACTATACGTTCTGCCTGTGGTAAAATAGTCAGTAACTGTGGTGGTGGGTTCAGTGACAAGGAACGTAAACTGGGTGTTGACTGGTGGAAAGAACAGATCGGTAAGATTGCTGGTATAAAGTTTGAGTCGGTGATTGAAGACAAAACCACCAGAGAGACATACAAACTCTACTCACCGCAGTTTGATGAGATCCGAAATGATAAAATTGAAGCAGATACATTGGAATACTGCTTGGAAATATCTACTGGTAAAAGGACATGAAAATTAATAGTGTATTCACATTTGAAACGGCTCGTTGGGATAGTTCCCTGAACAATTTCGTTGGTAGAAAAAGTCGGGATGAGACACGAGAGATAGAGGTTGCTATAATTGCAAGAGATGGTAAACCTCTTTTAGTGTTCACTGGTGGGCCTACTGGTTTTGAATCGTATTATCTCGAAGATATATTGGAAGAACCACTACGAGGGGATGATTTCTGTATATGCGGTGGAACAGTAAACAGTTGGCCTAGGTGTATAGTGAACTGGCAGGATGTGGTTGATCTCATCCATGGTAATGGTTATAAGTTTAAGGAGGAGAAATGATAATTGGTATTTGTGGTGAGATGGGAGCAGGAAAGACTACCTTGGCAAATTTCCTGTGTAGTCATCATAACTTTGAAGTGTTGTCATTTGCTCGGAGATTTAAGATGGCTATGTGTGTTCTGTTCAATTGGGATGAGAGTCGAATGCATGACATGGCATATAAGCAGGGCATAGATCCTGTTACAGGTAAGGTTCGCCGTGTATTGATGCAGGAATTTGCCACTGGTTATATTCGTGAACAGATCGATCCCATTTTTCATACTAAGATGGTGGCACTAGATACTATGAATCTGCTATCCCGTGATAAATACGATGTTGTCTACGATGATGTACGGCATCCAGATGAAGTAGAATTCATACGTGCTGTTGGTGGAACGTTGATTAGGGTCATAAGGCCAAATAATCCACACGAACAGTCCAACCATAAATCAGAGAAATATAAGTTGCAGGAGAACTCAGTTGTTACTAACTCTGGTAACAAAACAAACATGCTGGTTGATATCCAGCATGTTTTTAGAGATATAATGTTTACTGGTACTATGAAATGCAGGAATGAGAAATCTTTGCAACTTCTGTCGGAGTACATAACTAAGTGGGTGAACAATGATTGATGCTATCGAACTTACAGATTGGGAATCCCATGAACACACACTTATTGAATTGTGTGATACGGTTACAGTCATACTCGGGCAGTCTCACAATGGTAAGAGTGGGATCATTCGGGCAATTAACTGGGTACAGAATAATGATCCAGTAAGTACCGTATACTTTCCAAGGGGAAAGAAGAAACCGAACACCACAGTAAGTATAAGCAAGGATGACAGTTTTGTTTCTCGTGTTCGGAATAAGACGAAGAATTACTATGAAATGGAGGATGGGGAATTTACCGCTTTGCGGTCTGGTGTTCCTGATGAAGTGAAATCGTTTCTTGGTATGACAGAAATAAATACCCAGTTACAGAAAGATGTACATTTCATGCTCACTGATACTGCTGGGCAACGGGCGAAACGCTTGAATGATATTGCTGGGTTGGCTGAGATGGATATTGCAATGTCAGCAGTAAATAGTCGGCATACTAAGGTAAAGTCCATCTTTGATGCGAAAACTTTATTGCTTGGTGAGTTGGAAGAGAAGCACAGTAACCTTAAATGGGTACTGGATGCAGAGAAAGAATTCGATGTATTGCAAGAAATCGATGCGGAGAATGCAAAGCGGTACGAGGAGATTGAACAACTGACCAGCTTTCTAAGCACCTTACAGAGTATCGATGAACAGTTACAGAAACTACCAGATCCAAAGATAAAAGATGAGATTGAAGAGATCTTCAAAATAGATGACCACCTGTACAATCTTGAGCTAGAAGAGGAGGAAATTGAAAAACGCATAAAAACGTACACGGACTGCAAAAACGCATTAAATGATATCAGACTACCTGATGATTCTGAATTGCTTAATTTAAACGCAAAGAGTGCGGAATTTGGAAGGTTGAAGCAGGATATCACAGATATCAAGAGCGCTATACAAATTGCTGCTGCTATTGAACAGGAGTGTGTGGTTAAGGATAAGGAAATCTTGGCAGTACAGCAGGAGGAGACAGACTTCTTGGCAAGTTTTTCTGTCTGTCCTTTCTGTGCTAAACCAATGTAACTTTCGGAGGGGTTATGCGAGACGAATGGCGGCAGATGGTAGATGATTGTATGGACAGGGAAAGCAAACTGTCTGAATGGGAATTTTCTTTTATTGATTCCCTGAACATTCTACTGGATAATGACTATTCACTTTCTATGAAACAGATTGATGTTCTGGAGAGGATTTGGGAAAATGTCACAAAGAATGGGTGATATATGAAAAAAATTTACTCTGCGGATTGGCATATTACTTTTAAGAAGCCAAGAATCCGAACAGATGACTATACCTATGTGCAGTATGATAAGATCAAATTTATCTGTGAGCTGGCTAATAAACATAATGCCCGACTTATTGTTGCTGGAGATATCTTTGATAAACCGTATTGTCCTATTCCTTGGCTGTATGCATATATGGTTTTGTTTCAGTCTGTAAAGAATGGCGTATATGTTGTATACGGACAACATGATCTGCATTTTCACAATCCTAATCTGGGGAGAACGCCTATTGGGATATTGCTTGCAGCTGGTGCAGTGAAACATGCAGGACAGATAATGGATGTGTGTAATTTTGGTGAAGTACTGCCGGAACAGCACCACACACATCTCTGTATCCATGCACCGATAACCCAGTACGAGCCACCTTTCTTCATGGAAGATGCAGTATCAGCAGCAGACTTTTTGCAGGAGAATCCTGAATGGCAATATGTCGTATCTGGTGATTTTCATGAACAGCATGTTACAGAAGTAGAAGGGCGGATATTATTCAATCCTGGCCCCATTATGCGGGCAGACAAAGGCAAGATGCAGATGCAACCGAAAGTGATTCTGCATGATGATACCAATAATGAATGGGAATGGATAGAAATCCCCATTAAACAGAATATCTTTGACATTGATAAACTGGATGCAGATGATCGAAAAGATTACAAAGACAGAATCAGGGAGTTTGCCAATAACATTGATGTTGGTGTAAAACAGAACTTCAGGGAAAATGTACAGTTGGTGATTTCCTGCATGAAACCAAAAGACAAAACATTAGAGATACTCGACAGTATCCTGGAGACTACCAATGAGCGATGAAATTAAGAAGCTAGAAAAGATTCAGCAGAGATTGATCAAAGCACAACAAGAACGGGACAAACTTGCTGGTCGGCAGGAGGCAGCAATAGATGAGTTACGTAAACTTGGTTATAAATCAGTCGCAGAAGCAACAAAGGCACTTGCTGTAACTGTTAAGGAAGCAGATAAAGCTGCGAAGGAGCTGGAAGAGGCTATAACAGCATTTACAGAAAAGTACCCTGAACTCGTGGAAGTAAAATGAAAAATATTGCCAAGGTACTACAAAGAAAAGTCACCTCTTTAGAAATGATTGAGGAGCAGATTGAAACAGTAAACAGGGAACTTGATGGTCTGAATGATGATCTGCTTGCCCATGTAGAAGCACGGGAGATCATTCAGCGGGCGGCAGCAATGACCCAGGAAGCACTAGGCACCCGCTTATCAGAGATTGTATCTCAGGCACTTGGGTTGGTATTCGATTACATGAACCTCGGATTCTCTGTGCAGTTTGTTACTCGGAGGAATTCTACGGAATGTGATATGTTCATCACTGAAGATGGTGGAGAGTACGATCCTCTTGGTTCGTGTGGGTTTGGTGCTGCAGATGTTGCAAGTTTTGCACTGCGGGTGGCGATGTGGTCGATGAATAGAACAGAAAACTTTATGGTATTCGATGAGCCATTCAGGAACCTTGACGATGATCAAATGGTACAGGCAGCATTGCTACTGTCTACTCTGAGTGAGGAACTTGGTATACAGATGGTTGTTGTCACCCACAAAGAAGCATTAAAGGCTAATGCTGGTAAAATCTATAGGGTGACAAAGATGGATGGGGTCAGCCGTGCTGTAGTTGAGAAGACGGCAAAACAGTTAAACTAATACTAAGTGGTGGTAAGCGAGAAAGTAATCTTCTGCTCGGGCCTTACCACCACTTGTATTGAAATACTTCTTGAGATATTCAGACATGGCTACTGTATCGTATGATTTAGGCAATGGTCCTGGTGATCGATACAGTTTCAATCTTGCATGGATTGTACAATAAATAGGATTGTACTGTAGTTGGTATTCATCTGGTCCTTTCACACCAGATATCCCCTCAATTTCCTTGTTAAGCCCATTTTTATAATTAATAAAGTTGGTATAGTTATCATGCATGGTAGCTATTTCTACTTGGTATAGTCCCCGGGCAGTTCCACCACCTATCTGAGTATTATACTCACCAAGTTTCGATTCATGAGCAGCAACCATCAACAAAGCCGTCTCTGCAGATTCAGTATACAGTTGATGTTTTGTTGTTGTTATTGGTTGTAGGGATATTCTGATTATATTGGTTATAGCTTCTGGACTGAACATGATTCCTCACACGTTGGCATGAATTATATTTGTTGGTTTCTTGGACTTCCCGACAATGATCCCACTACGTACAACAACCCAGTCACCCACCTTATACGAACCGCTTGATTCAGCGTTAAATTTGCGTCCTGTGCTGTCTTTTACAGAAAAGAGGGTAATCCCTAGCTTATCAATAATTTGACACGCTACAGTAGCACCATTGCTTTCATTTTGCCTAAACAGAGTTATCATTCAGTTCTACCTCGATTGATGATGATGCACTTACAGATGTAGAAGATCTGTTGTAGTTTATGGATATGGATGTAAGCATACCATTTTTCTCGATAGATCCAGATACAACCTTCACCATTGAACCAGGTTGAATAAATGTTTGTGAAGGAGAATTAATACTTGCACTTCCTCGGTTAGAGTAATTTTTATCCACCTCTACCCTGCCCCTTTCTATCGCTGCATCGTTGGTGCAAAGCAATGGATCAGATATAGGATTACCCCAATTTAAAGCAGCATCATCTAATCGGCATTCAGGTGGATCATAAATAGACCCACCACGGCACACATGTACTTCAATCATATAGCCTCCGCATAAACTACTATAACAATCAAATACGTTTCATTCAAACTTAATGGTGGTAAGTTGGGCGTTAATTGCCACTGTTCCTTAAAATTTACAGGAAAGGTTATGTTGCCTATACAGGGGAATGTACCTGAATCAATGGTTATCTTTGAGTTATTAATCGAACCAGAAGCAGTATTACCATACCATTTAGCTGAAAAAGTATTAACATCCAGATAAGAAAGTTCAATATCTGTACCATTAATAGCAACAATCTCTCCTTGTAATTCTCTGTTCCGTGTAATGTCTGCATCGATCTGGGTAACAGTACCAGTAGAGCATTTAACATCGACTATTCGGATGTTATCTGGATAAGAGATTAGGAATACGGGGGAGTCTGTTGGTAAGAATGTCCCCTTGACTGATTTCTTACCATCTGAATCAGTCTGCAAATTATTAACATGTACATCATCCAGTTCAATGATTACCTGTCCAGTATCGGTAGTACCATCAATAAATTCAACAACAATACTTGTTTCAACAGACATGTTATGCCTCTATCTCTGGTACATAGAATTGAACGTACTTACCAACTTCACCAGTTACAGTCCACTTCCAGTATTTAGTGGTATACTTAATACGCAGCAGTGATTCAGATGGTACAGAATCTGTATTAAGGACAGTCAAAACACCAGATTCATTGACATCGAGAATTGCAGATGATGGAATGCCTGTGTCATCGGTCAATTCATCTTCTATCCAGTCAATATCAATTATGCTGTATATTGGTTTAGTGGTACTGCCTTGCCAATTAATGAATTCAACGATTTCCCACTCATTAGAATCATCTAATGCAGGAACCTGTTCGGTAACTGGATCAGTTGTCTTATTTATTGATACAGTTGGTCCGCCTGAAGATAGTAACGGGAACGGTCCTGCCTCGAATGGTACACGGTACCCTTTGATTATCTTTGTCGTGGCGTTTACTTCAATGACTTCCAGATTAATACTGTTCATTGTGGAATTTTGTTCCGATATAATAAAGGCATTAAAGCCATCCCTCTCATCAAATGAAACCTCTATATCAGCAATATAATCATCTTCAGTCAATGCTATAGTTGGTGTAAGGGCATCCCATTCAACAGGCGATACAGGGTACATGCTAATGATCAATAATTCACCATTAGGCTTAGTCTGAACTACGCCACCAACAGCATTAACAATCTTACGTATTACTGCAAGAGGCGATTCCCCTACAACAGATATGGCACTAGATTTCACTAACCAATTTAATATCTGGTAATCTACTATAATACCAGACTTAGCTGCCATCAATTCAACTATATCTTTTGCATACATCTCTGTTTCTATGGTATCTGTTGCTGATAAGGTTCTTGAGTATGGTACATCGAGTTTTACAGTTGGTGAGCCCAATTCAATATTGAACTCAGCCACACCATGTGCATAGGATTTTGTTCTGTTACGAACCACAAACACAAATTCAACCCCATCATGTACAATCTTACAAGGCCGCAATATAACACACTTATAGTAACTGGATTCGGTCACACCACTCAAATAGCATGATATAATGAATTGGCCAATATCAGCAGTGATATTTAATCCTGTGAAATCAATATTATCATCCCAAATAATTGTATCAAATTCATCATCACCGAGAGTCACAACTGTTTCAATGGATTGCAGTGTAGCCGTACCCATATTTTGCAGGGAGTAAGATGCAAATAAACCGTTACGTATGTGTGTGCCATCAATAATGTTGTATTGTGGGATTAAAGATGTGCGGATATTCGTTCCTGCTGGAATACTGTATTCACTGAAGTAGTTTGTACGTAATGATTCATATATTTTATAATTACCAATAATATTCTTTCTGATAGGAACGTTATACAATACCGATTGTTCTAGTATTTTTCGGATTGTTGGGGAGTCTGAATACCAACTATCAACCTTATTTATTATGACAGCCGCATCTGAAATTTCTTGTTCAAGTCTCACCTGCAACT